CGGATTCGGTTAAATCTTCTGTATTTACACGGAAGAAAGTTGTAATTTCATCTTCCTCTAAGCTGTCAGAATTTGGATTTTCAGTACGACCTAGTAGATAATCGGTAGTTACATCAAAATATTCAGCAACTTTTTCTAAGGTTTCTGCTTTAGGACTACTTTTTTTCCATGAATATATTGAGTTACGACTTAAATTCAATTTTTCTGCTAAATCAAATACGGACAATCCTTGTTTTTTTGCTAGATACGAAATCCTTTCAAATAAGGTCATTTTAGCATATTCTCCTTTGTTGAACAGTTATTTAATACAAAACTTTTAACTTTTCTATTTACAAATCAAAAGTTTTGTATTATCCTGTTCTTGTAAGTTATTTAGATAGAAAAAAAAGCAAATTAAAAACACTACCTTTAAAGCATTAAGTTTGGCGACCGAGTGCAAAATAAAGGCTTTGCTATGTTTTTTTTCTATATACCGATAGTACAAAACTTTTAACTTTGTGTCAATAGTTTTGTAGTTTATTTTCTATCTAATTGACTTACTAAATACTAAAGAAAGGAGCATCAAAAATGCCAGATACATCAGTAAGCCGCCAAAAAATTCGTGATTACTTTGAAAGTAAGGGGATTTCTTTAGTCACTGTAGCAACATATTTTAACATTCCAAAACAGGACTTAAACGATTATCTTTCTGGAAAAAATCAAAGTAAAAAGGCTCACGAAACACTAACAGCTATTATTGAATACTACAAAATTAGATAGGAGATCGGCAAGATGACACAACTTTTAGAATCGAAAATTTCAATCGAGATACCATCTAATTTGATTTTGATTGAAAAGGCAAAGGTTTTAGAATTAGAAAATCAAACCTTAATTGGTCAGACTTGGAATGCAAAAGATGTTACTAACCGCCTAGGTGGGAAAGATATACGCGACTGGAAGCTTGTTTTCTATAAATACCGTGAAGAGGTAGATATAAGAAACGGCGGATTCGTAAAGTTCCCGACTAGTAAGGGGATGCCTTGGAAGTTTCATGCTAAGATGACCGCTCATTTTATAGATATTCATTGGAAAGAATTCATGGAGACGAAAGATTGTTTTTAAAGAAAGGATGATTACAGTGAAAAAAATATATCAATTAAGACGTATAGCGGCACTGTTGGTTGTATTCGGACTAGGTCTATTGGTAGGTGGCAATATTGGACCATTAATCCAAAATATTTATATAGCGGTTTTTATCATTTGGCTTTTAATTTATGATTTAGCGCTTGAAGATCGTGAGGTGAAATAAATGTTAACAGCTAATGAAGCTTTTTTGGTACGTGAGGCAGTGCGAGAAAAGATTGAAACGTTAAGAGATGCAGTACGCCACGAAAGTGCAAAGCATCCGACAATGCAAGACCTCCGCACGCTAAAGCATTTTCAAGCAGAGTTAGAACGTTACGAAGTTGCTTATCAAAAAATGCTCAACGAAGTGGGGTGTTAGGTGGTGGCCAAAAGATGGACTTCCGAGGAGGAAAAATTACTCATCAAAAATGCTAAGTATGACCATAGAGGGTTTGTTTGTAATTATCGTGAATTAGCAGAATTATTTGGTTGCGAAGTGAAGATTATGCACTCAAAAGTCTTACGCATGCGAAGAAAAGAACAGCTTTTTGAAATTTATTGGAGTGATCCAATAAATCCACCAGTACACCCTTTTTCGAGTAGAGAAAAAGATCGAATTATTTCTTTGTATACAGCGGGCTGTCCGATAGCAACTATAGCGCGGGAGCTAGACCAGACAGAATCTGCAATTACAAATAAAATCAATCGGTTATTTAAATCGGGAAAATTGAAGCCAAATAGACATCGACCTTACACAAAAGAAGATATTAATTTATTGCTCAAAGAAATAAAGTTTGATGAAAATGGTTATGTTTTAAATACGGATTATTTAGCAAGGATTTTGAATAGAAGAAAATATCAGATATCCAGAAAAATATTTGACATGAGAAAAGCAGGCATGATTAAGACAATGCCAGATAAAAGTAAGTCTAGTAAAAATTGGTATGATGCGATGAAGAAACAGATAGATATATCTTATCAGTTGTGTGTAGCAAAACAAAAAGAGCCTACCTCGTCCGCCAACGAAGTAAGCTACTAAACAAAAAATATACAAGTAAATAATAGCACGAAAAAGGAGAAACGCAAATGAGAAACTATTATCACGTAAAAACACAAGAAGCATATGATAGCTTAATGGCATTTTTGGAAGCATCAGGATGTAAATGGAATGATGATGATAAACCAACAGAAGTTGATGTTTTTTATGTATATGAAGAAAAAACAGTTATAGAAGTTGATGAAAATAAAGAAATGACATTTGGGAGCACTCCTTTCTACGAGAGTGTATTAAAAGTTCCCCAACTTGTCGAATGGACACCTGAATTAGCAAAATCCGTATATTTTTGCATTACTTCTGCTACACGAGGAATAGTGGATAGCGTTTGTAGCTTACTTGATATACTTGAAAAAAAATTCTAAGGTTTTAGAAGTAGCTATGAAAGAAGAAACTACGAAAAAAAGAACCGATGTATGAAATTCCTTTGTCTTGTTTAAAAACAACGGATGGTGAAGTTCAGTATCTAAGCTATAAAGATAAGACATGGTTTGCTAGTAGAAAAAATACTTGGCTAAAACAACGTTTCACAGAAACAGAACTAAAAGAAAAAGTACCTGAATTTTATCGGGAATTGGCGGTGAAAGTTGACTAAAAATGAGTGGACCAGAAAAGAAAGTTGAAAACCAGATAAAAAAATATCTCGATTCTGTAGGTGCCTATTATTTGAAAGTGCATGGCTCAATGTATCAGCCTGCAGGAACACCTGATGTTTTGGCTTGTGTTAATGGCCATTTTGTTGCTATTGAAGTAAAGCGGCCAAGTGGTGGGGTTGTCAGTGCATTACAAAAAAGCAAGCTGAAAAGAATCGAACAAGCAGGAGGGATAAGTATTGTCGCAAGAAGTGTGGACGATGTATCCACAATGCTCAAGCAAAGAAATGTTATATGACTTTCAAAAGAAAATAATTGATTCAATCGATGCCAATTATCTATTAGCAATGGATACAGGAACAGGAAAAACAATCACTGCAATTCATCAATATTTGAAATATAGCAGAGGAGAACCAATTTTAATTGTTGCTCCACCGCAGAAAATCAAAGAAGGCGGATGGCGAAGAGATATACAGGCCGTGTGTGATTTCTACAAAATTGAAATTTCATTTACTGAACTAAGTTATGGGAAATTAACAGATAGTTACAAACTGTATAAAGGTTGGTTTGTCATTTTTGACGAAGCACATTATATCAAAAATCCAACTTCACAACGTGGGAAAGCAGCTGCAAAACTAACAAAACAATCCAGTCATTTTCTTCTTTTAACAGCAACTCCAGCTAGTAATGGTTGGGAAGATACGTACAACTATTTCATCATGTTTGGTTATTTCAAATCAAAAAAAGAAATGAATGACCAGCATGCAAAATGGGGAACAATGTATCTTGGTACACGACGAGTACCTAAAATTGAAGGGTGGATTCATGAAGAAAAATTGTATTCAAAATATGATTCTTTCACTATTTCAATATCAAAAGATGAAGCATTAGACTTGCCGCCATTGATTTTTGAAGATGTGAAATTCAAAAAGAGTAAAGAGTATATTACTGTGGCCAAAGATAGGGTACTAGGTGATGAAGAATATGATACACCATCTAAATTGGCTCATGGGTTGAGATACTATGCGAACCAAAAAGACAAATTAGACTATGCCCAAATGCTTTGTGAAGGTACAGAAAACAACATCATTATCTTCTATTACTATCAAAAAGAAATTGAAGCATTGAAAGAAAAAATTAAAAATAAAACATTTTTTGAAGTAAACGGAAAGCATTCAAATTTACCGCCTAAACAGTCTTGGAAATCATTGAAGAATAGTGTCACTTTTGTCCAATATATGGCTGGTAGCGCAGGAATTGAACTTCAATACGCGAATACAGTTATTTTCTATACACCAACTTATTCTTATCAAGATTATAGTCAAGCGCTGGGGCGAGCTTATCGTAATGGCCAAACTAAGAAAGTAACGGTTTATCGTTTTATAACACAGCAGACAATTGAACAAGCCGTTTATCAAGCCTTAGAAAACAAAGAAGATTTTTCAGAAGAATTGTATATGACTACAAGAATGGGAAGTGGAGGAAGAATAGATGGAAATTAAAATAAGTATACATTTGAAAAACGGCAAAGTTATTTCTTACATTGAATCAAATCTGAATCAAGGAACAATAGATCATTGGTTGGATGGGCTCTTAGATGATGAGAATGAATGGATTTCAATAGGTGATCTACCATCAATGGCTCTTATTCCTATCAAGGCTATTGAGTGTATAAACTTTGAAGAAGTAACACAACCCATAGAGCGTGAACCGGAGTACGCAGATGAAAAATAAGAAATTTTCACCTCTAACAATTATTTGTGTGGTTATAGGTATATGCTGGATTGTCTCAATTGTTGGAATCGGATATTTTATTTCACATCCAGAAATAATTGGTTATTGGTTTAGCCGTTTAATAAGTGGTTTTAAGTAAAGGAGGAATAACATGTTTGGTGTGCAAAAGCAAGATAAAAATGTAACTGAAAAACGTACACAATATGTTGGTGGTTCAGATGTACCAGTTATTCTTGGCCTTTCAAAATATAAAACACAATTTGAATTGGCCAAAGAAAAAGCTGGCATTGTAGTACCAGAACAAATTAGCAATCCGTATATAAATTTTGGTAACAAAATGGAGCCTGCTATACGTGAGTACATTAATACCATGAATAGCTTAAATTTTCATCCAGAAACATTTATAGATAAGGATGACTATATTCGTTCAAATGTTGATGGTATTGATAATGAAAATAAAATTTTATTGGAAATTAAAACACATGGAACAAAACCAACAATTGCTGTTTATGAAGCTCAAATGCAACTTTATTTCTACCAAACAGGATGTGATTATGGTTGGTTAGCCATGTATCAAAGACCATCTGATTTTGATTTAGAATTTGATTCTTCACTATTGAAAATAAAAGAAGTTGAACGCGACGAAGGACAAATTGAAAAGATTCTGGATTCAATCGAAACTTTTTGGATTCGTGTGGAATATTTAAAAGAAAAACCTGATATGACTGAAACTGAATATTATTCTATCGGGAATGATGTAAATAAATTAGTTGCACGTGTAGAACGCTTTGAACTTGAAATGTTGGACTTTAACAAGAAAGTTAAACAATTAAAAGAACAACAAAAAGAGTTCCGTGAGCTTCTTTACCAAAAAATGGAAGAACAAGATATTAAAAGTATTGATACTGGCAACATTGTGATTACTCGTATTTTACCAACTATTCGTGAATCAGTTGATAGTACAACATTAAAAAAAGAAAAGCCTGATATTTACAACAAGTATTTAAAAAAATCACCAGTTAAAGGTTTTATAAAAATTACAGAAAGCAAAGGGGAAAAATAACATGATTAGAAAATTACAAAATACACGAAAATTTTATGCTACTACACGGAAAGAAGCCGAAGAAGAAATTCAAAAAATTATTGATGAAACCGAAGGATCAGTGATTAAACAAAACATTGTTTCTAAAAACCATAAAGATTTTGGTGATTACTATGAAGCACAAGTGACCGAAGAATTTGCACGTAGCAAAGAAATCGTTGAAGGAGGATTTTTAGCATGAGAAAGGAGAAAAAGCTTTGTGGAAATCAATAAAAGATTACTGTGAATATTACGAAGTTAGTTCGCAAGGTGACATACGAAGTAAGAAAACAGGAAAAATTCTTAAGCCTTATAAAAATGGCAAAGGGTATTTAATTGTTACTTTGTCTAAAAACGGGAAAAATAAAAAAATGCGTGTTCATAGATTAGTAGCACAAGCTTTCTTAGAAAATCCGAATAATCTTCCTGATGTAAATCATAAAGACTACGACCGAACAAATAATTGTGTATCCAACTTGGAATGGATGGGAAGAAAAGAGAATGTTCAATACTCATCCAAAAATGGTAACTTTGTAAAATCAGCACCTACAAAACGTAGCACTACAGGTGTAAGAGGTGTTAGCTGGAGCAAAGAAAAAACAATGTGGAGAGTTCGAATATATGAGAATGGCATACGAAAACACATTGGTTACTTTAAAGAATTTGAACAAGCTGTAATAGCTAGAAAAGAATATGAAAACAAAATAGGGGGAATAATTAATGTCAATATTACCACCAAATAAACCGCAAGTACCAAAAGATACGCCTAGAAACTTTTTTGTATGGGGGCCAACAATGTCTGGAAAATCTTTTTTAGCTTCACAATTTCCAAACCCAGTTATTTTTAACACTGATGGAAATGCAGAAGCAAACACTGTGCCATCCGTTCAGCTTAGAAATATTAAAGATACAAATGGAAAAATCAAGCGTTCGGTGATTGATCAGTTAGATAAATTGATTACTGCATTACAAACAGAAAAACACACTTACGAAACAGTGGTTCTTGATGTAATTGACGATATTGTAGTAATGATAGAGCAATATATCTGTGACAAGGAAGACGTTGAAACTTTGGGTGATATTCCTTACGGAAAAGGGTATGCAGCATTTACTAACATTTTTCAACAGCTGGTCATTGAATTGAAATCATTACCAATGAATGTTATCTACATTTCAAGAAATGCGACAAAACTTGAAGGGACTACAGAAATTGAGATTCCCTCATTGAAAGAAAAACATCAAAATATTGTAAATGGTAATTGTGACTTATCTATTCAATGTAAAAAAGTTGGAAAGAATTATATTCGAGTAGCAAAAGCACGTCGCAAAGACTATATGCGTGATCAAGTTGATGATGACACCATTCTAGGAATTTTAGATACTATCACTGGAGTTTTTGGACGAACAGCAAAAACAACGAAGAAAAAGCAAGATGAAATCGTTAAGCAATTAGAGCAAAACGAAGATATCTTGAAATCAGCAGAAGATACACCCAGTGAAAAAACAACTGATGAAGTTAGTGAAACTAAGCCAACTAAACAAAAGGCAAAAGCGACAGCACCAGTTAATCAAGCGGCATCTAAAGTGGAACCAGCAAAAACAGCGAGTGTTCAACGCCGTATCAAACCAAAAATTTAAAAGACAACAAAAAAATAAAACTAAAAATATATTGAAAAGAGGAATTTAACATGGGCTTAAAAGATTTAGCAAGTGAAGTATTGGCAGGATTCGATCCAAAAACAGACAATCCAAATGCAGGAGATTTTGATGGACTTCCTGATGGTGAATATGATGTAACGTTAGAAAATGTAGAGCATAAAATTTTCAATAGTGGTTGGGAAGCTTTGTCTTTCACAAATGAAGTCACTATTGGTGAAGCTGCAGGACGAAAGGAATTTATTAACTTAGGTTTTGATGAAAATGCAGTAAAACCATTTATTTTAAATAAAAACATTAAATTAGTAGGGAAACTGGCAAGCGTTGTTGGTTTGCAATTGACTGATGATGATTGGGAAGATGAAGAAACACTTGCCGCAGCTTTTCAAGATGTAATCGGTAGTCAATATATTTTAGTGATTACCTCATCACCAAATAAAAAAGACCCATCAAAACCATATAAAAATTATGATTTTGTTGCGTATGAAGATGAATCAGAAGCTGATGACGTGTCTGTTATTTCTGATGAAGAAATTCCATTTTAAAAATTAGAAAGGAGTCTGGCCAATGTTTACTTTTTATTGGTTGTACCAAAATAAAAATGATTGGCTAGCAGTTTTCAAAACAGATAACACGTATACTATCGCAAATGACAGAGAGAGCCTAACACAGGCTCTTTCATCTGTCACTTATCTTGTTAGCTATGGCAATCATCGTGGAACAGATAAATTCTTGGCCAAAATTTTAACTGATGGAAAAAGTTCCTTTTTACAAAAACAGCTTTGTATTGATTTAAGCCAAGAAGCCAGAAATTGCACTATTGAAGAAATAGCGTTTAATTTACGTATGGATATTTCAGCGCAAACGTTAGAAGAATTTTGCAAGAAGCGAATTGACGTATGCGAAAAGATTTTTGAAGAACGTGAAGAATATTTAGAAACAAAATTCGAGATAGTGAAAGAATTTGATTTATCACCACGATCTGTGACAAAAACACGTGCAAATTTAGCTGCAGAAATTTTACAAGCTAAGAAAATGCCGAAGCGCCCAAATATTTTATTTTTTGATATTGATAAAAATGTACCTAAGCAAGAACTGCCTGACCGCGTGTTAAATTTCTATGAATCAATAAAAAATAATTATAAGAATACGCTAGAGGAAAAACTCAAGACGGAAAAGTTCAAAATGACATTAGCAGGGTTAACGCATATATATGGTTTTGGTGGGTTGCATGCAGCAAAAGAAAAATATAAAGGAAAAGGACATTTTTTACTTATAGATGTGAAGCAGTTCTTTCCAACTATTATTTTGAATAATAATTTTCTAAGTAGAAGTATAAAAAATCCTAGTGCTTTTTCTGATTTGTACGATAAAAAGGTTCAGACAGAAAAACTAACTTACAAAACGTTAATTAACGCAGTGAATGGCTCAATGAATAATCCTTATTCAGCTATGTATGATCCACAAAAGTTTTTTTCAGTAACAGTTAGTGGTCAATTAATCATTACGCATTTGATTTTGGTTTTGGAACACTTTGTTGAAGAATTAATTCAAACTAACACTGACGGCATTCTTGTAAAGATAAATCCAATAATGGAGTCACTGATTCGGGATTTATTAAATCGTTGGTGTGAACAATTGCATGTGACTGTGTCTGTCACATCAATAAAACAAGTATGGCAAAAAGCGGTTAATGATTATGTGTTCCAAACAACTAATGGTGATTTTATTCGTAAAGGAATATTTGCACCACCTACTTATTTATCTAATAATATGCCAATTGTCAGTGCTGGTGTGTTTGCAAATGTAGTTGCTAACATCAAACCACAAGATTTTGTTATCCAGCAATTCAAAAATGGTGATATTGAAGATTTTTATTATATTGGCAAATTACAAGGCGATTTTGAACACATCGAACAAAGAGTAAATCAAACGTACAAACGAATGAATAATACTGTGTGTGGAATTGCAACCACGAACAAAAAATGCGGTGGTGTTTTTCAAGTAAAAAAAGACCTACACTCGAAATTACCTGGATCACCAGATAAATTTTTATCTTCAAGTATAGCTACAAAAAAAGATATTGATGTTCAGTGGTATATTAACCAAATTGAAAAAAATATTTTCTAAGGCAGGTGAAAAAATAGTGTGTTAAATTTTATAAAATTAAGCCCAGGGGAGAAAAAGCCAGACCAAAAAAGTTTGGATGATTTCTATACTGATTTATCAAAATTAGATAATGCAGCTATTTTGTTAAACAAAGAAACAGTTGTTGTTGATTTTGATGAGTTCCCAGAAATTGGCCGTAAATTATTAGAAAAATATCCAACTATGGCTTTTGAAACCAAACGTGGTATTCACCTTTACTATAAACGACCTGTCCAAATCAATGGCCATAAAATTTTATTAAAAAACTGGACCAAGAAATTAACGGTTTCGGGTGCGCTAGTTGATTACAAAACAGGCAATAAATCAACAGCAACAATTAAACAAAATGGCCAACTTAGAAAAATGCATGGCACATTTGAAATGTTTGATGATTTACCTACTTTGCCACTCGAATTATTGCCAGTGAAAGTAAAAAATGTACTTGCTGGCATGAAAGAAGGAGCAAGAAACAGTTCGCTCTATTCTCATTTGATGACAGTTCGTGAAATGTACGAACTTGATTACGATACATTAATGAAAATAGCTGAATTTATTAATAATGATGTCTATGCAGAATCACTGCCAGCTACTGATATTCATGCATTGGTTAATTCGGTGAATGAGAAAGAAATTCGCGAGCAGTTATATCTTGATCCAAAAGACATGATTATAACGAGTGAGGCATTGGCTAAAGAATTTCAGGTGAAGTTTTTCAATGGTTCTATTTTTCATAAAGAAGATAATTATTGGATTAACGACCAAAACAAGCTATTACGAAAAATTGATAAGCGCATAAAACTACTGCCAGCGAAATGGAAACAAATTTTAGACTTATTAAAAATTAAAGGTGAATTGATTGAAGCTGCAGATTTTCCAATTCAGTTTCGTAATGATTTCATGTTAGACGGTGCCGAAATTATACCAATGTCGACCAGAGAATTTACGCCTTTCTTTTTAGATGTTGATTACGATCCAGATGCATATGATAAAACTGTTGATGAATTTCTGAACTTTCTCGTTTCAGATAAGAAAGATTTACGCATAATTGTTGAAGAATTACTTGGTCATATTTTAATGACTGCAGGTTTTCCGCATAAAGTATTTTTCTTGGTTGGCTCATCTGGGGCAAATGGAAAATCCACTTTTTTAGAAATGCTTAATTCATTTATTGGGGATTTAGGTTTAAACCTAGCATTAGAGCAATTCAATGACCAAACGTCTGTGATGGAATTAGAAGGTAAGCTTGTAAACATCGGGGATGATATTGATGCTGGCTATATGGAAAAATCGATGAATTTTAAAACATTGGCATCAGGAAATACAATCATGGTTCGGCCAATTTATTCCAAGCCGTATAAATTAAAGAATAAAGCAACGTTGATTTTCACTGCAAACGAAATGCCAACGTTTAAAGACAAATCAGGTGGGATTGCTCGTCGTGTGGTGATTATTCCATGTGAAAACAAAGTCAAAAAATCAGACCCAAAAATTGACGAAAAATTATCGTCTGATAACGCGAAGTCTTACTTATTAAATCTTGCTTTAAAAGCTATGGAGCGAATTATTAACAATGGTGGCCAACTTTCCTCTTCCGAAATTGTCGCGAAAGTCACAGAAGAATATTTTGTTGAAAGTGATTCTATTTTAACGTTTATTCATCAATGTGGAATTGACGAGAATATGACAACAAAAGGTGTTTATGACGAATACTTGAAAACTTGTGAGGAATCTGGAAGTAAGCCATATACACAAACGAAATTTACGCAACGTCTTAAATCTTTGGGGTATGAAAAGGAAAGAAGGATGATAATGGGGAAAAGATACTTCTATTATAAGAAAATTGAAGTGAATGAAGAATAATTGCCATACTTTTTATAAAAAGCCATACTTTGTACACACTTTTTTTTGAAAAGTGTGTCACCTTAAAACCATTGGTATTAAAGGGAATTTTACCTCATTACCATATTTACCATACTTTTTTTTATTACTTAAAGAAAAAAAAGAAGAATATATAATATTAATAATATATATATAAGATAGTCAAAAAAAGTGTGCCAAAGATGGCAATTATCCTGTATGTTAAGTGTCTGTAGGCGTTAGCTAGGATATACTTTCAAAATAAAAGTGTGTCATAAGTATGTCACTACCACACTTTTTAGAATAAGGGGTGATTCAAATATATGAATGGGTAAATTCATTAGTTGCTATTGATAATGAATTATTTGAACTGAAATTGTCTATTGAACTAAATGAAAAAGAATATGCTCGATGGTCCAATTATATAGATAGTGATGGCGATTTAGCAAAACATCAAACGTTCTTAACTTCATTAGAAAAACAAAATCACCTAAAGGAAGTGATCAAAGAATTGAATCAGAGAGTAGAGCGACTTGAAAAAGAGCGCAAGGAAATTATTGAACTTATTGATAAGTTCAAAGGTTTAAATCAAAAGATTTTAAAATTGAAATATGTTGAAGGTTTAACACTTGAAGCAATAGCAAAAGAAACTGGCTATAGTTATCAGTATATAAAAAATAAACATGCTGAAATTATGCGAATGGTTCAATTTTCTAAAAAAGTATAGTACGTACAGTACCAACATAGTACCGACATATTGATTTTCATGTGTTATTCTAATATTGTCAAAAAATATCAAAGACGGCAGCTATTCATTTAGTTGTCGTCTTTTCATTTTGAAAGGATGAATGAAATGAAAACAGGATTATTTAAAACAAAATATAGAAATGAAAATGGAGCATTTACTTGTTCTTGGTTAATGTTATTTGGAAAATGTTTTTTTTGTACGGCATAAAAGAGTGGTCTAAGTGTCAGTTATTCTTTTCAGAAAGGTGAGTATTAATGGTATATAGACCCAGGTATTTAGATAAGAAAAGAAACAAGCATTTTATTTTAAGTGCAAAAATAAAAAAAAATCGAATGATTGTTGAGTATAGCAATGGTGATCATTTAGTGATTGATAAAAAAGGTTATACGCTTATTGATTCGAATGGCAAGTTTAAATTTTATCGTGTATAAGGAGTGATAAACAATGCGTGTATTAATTAGAAGTTCAGCATCTGGTTCAGAGTATTGGGATACCAAAGAAAAAAGAAATGTGTTTGTACCTAAAGGTCAAGAACCTGATTTTGAAGTTACTGAAAATCCTGAATCAATGATAAGTAAAGAAGCTGATTTACATGTTGGTGGATTACCAATTACTGTAGGGAATGTAACGATTGATACTGATGGAATTAAAGGCGAACGATTATTAACAACTGCAAGTGCTGCTGCTGATGATGAAGAACAAGATGAGCTTGTTCCGTCTGATGATGAATCTGTTGTATTAGAAGAAATGAATGTAAAAGAATTGCGTGAATATGCAAAACGAAAAGGTATTGAGATTCCAAGTGCTGTACGTGCAAAAGGTGAAATTCTCAATATTATTAAAGAATCTGAATAATGCGCTATTGCCAGTTTGAAGGTTGCTCTAATACAACAGAAAAAGGAGCTTATTGTTCCGAACATGCTAGGAAGTCTAGAAAAAAGAAAAAGCCAAGCAATGTTTATCATCATGACAACAAATCATTTTATCGAACAAAAGCATGGCAGGATGTCGCTGACTTTGTCTATGAAAGAGAAAACGGCTGTTGTCAAAGGTGTGGTCGTTTTGTGTTTGGAAGGCAAGCACATCGGCATCATATAATACCAATCAAGAAGAACGAAATGCTCAAGCTTGATCCAAACAATATTCGTTTATTGTGTCCAAAGTGTCATGTGATTGAGGAAAATGAAGCGGATGAGAAAAAAGTTTTTCCATCTTATTTTAAAAAATGAAGCCCCCCTATCAAATTTGATTCAAATTTTTTGTCGGGGGATAGGGTAGGGGGCAGTCACGCGTGTCGTTAGGTCAAAAATTTTAAAAATAAAAGGGGGGTGTATAAAAAATGACCACAAAAGCGCAACGCAAAGCGATTATTGATGAAAAAGTTAATCACGAAAAAACGCGAATTTTAGAAATTATGCGCAAGTCTGATTTATACACTATTACTCTTGATCCATTGC